ACTGGTATCACATAGAGGTTGAGCCACGCCTAGCGAACGACGTTGAGGCTACAAAACAGGCATTTCAAGCGGTATTCGGGGCATCACCGAAAGCAGCGCCGCAATCTGTCTAGGCTGGTTGACCTACCGGAAAGTAGGTCACTATGACACTCATCAGCAAACTTGCTATATCGCTATTTATTAGCGTCACATCAATATTCGTGTTGGCTAAACCGCCGTCACCAACAACACAAGAAATGCAACCGGCACCAATAACCGTTTGGCAGGGTTTAGAGCCGTCAGCGCCACTACCAACCACAACGCTGGTAACGACGCCTATAACGCAACCTGACGCGTGTGAGACGGTCTATAACATGGCTCGACACGTTGGCTGGCCTGAGGCTGAACTAACCAAAGTTGTCGCAGTTGCGTACCGTGAGTCGAGGTGCTTACCTGACGCGTTTAATGGCGCTGACACAGTTGGCCAGTCTTACGGCGCTATGCAGGTCAATGACTATTGGTGCTTGCCGTCAAAGTACTGGCCGAACGGCTACATGCAGGCATACGGGCTACTGACCGTGTGCGACGATCTATTTGACTTAGAGACTAATTTGCGTGCAGCGTTAAACATTTGGCGTTACTCGAATGGGTGGCGTGCATGGTCACAATGAAGCACCTATTTTTGGCAACGTTACTAACCGCGTACACGTATCTGATAATGTCAGTCACCAACAAACGAAAGGCAAAAGATGACCGGAAACATCGACCCGAGAACTGACCCACAGTTTCAAGCATTAATGCAAGTGATGAACGACATCACAGGCAACAAAGTGCCGTTTTACGAACCGCACGAGTTAGCAGCTCGAAGCACATTGCGTGCGTTGCAACACGAAATTGATGATCGCAACGTTTTAGATGACGGCGAACTAATTGACGTATTGAACCAAGCACGTATTGAGATTAGATATTTGTGCAGCATTGTTACCGATTTGCACGAACGCATAAAACAACGTGACATTGAGATTGGTATTCAGCAATTGCGCTTGAACGAAAACGAAGTTGAGATACAGCGTTTAGAAAACATGCTGCACCGTGCTTACTAAACACGACAAATCACGTATCGCAGTAGCGATCGCAGAGAGCCAAGCAAGCGCGAACGCTAAATGGTCGCCTGAGCAACAACTACGAGTTGATGCAGCAATCGTCAAAATGGCGCGTATGAAACCACGTTTTACTGCCGACGAGGTTTGGTACGAGTTGGGCGCGTCATTTCCAGTCACGAAGGGAATGACCGCTCGACTAATGGTTGCTGAGCGTCGCGGCGTAATTAAAAACACGGGCGAGATCACGTACGCAAAACGTGGCGGTCAACACGATCACGCGCAACGCCTAACGATTTGGCAATCGCTATGAGTTTCAGTTTAGAAAACTACGTTGACGTACCTACACGTTTAACGTTGGCGCTAAAAAAATATCCTGATCTACGCATACAAGAAACGCACCGCGAACTAATTGAAATGCCCGACAAATCGTGTTTTATTCGTTGCATCGTGACCGTGTGGCGTGACTCGACTGACCCGATACCGGCTATCGCGTCAGCGTGCGAGATTTATCCGGGCCGAACCCCTTTTTCCAAAACCAGCGAAAACGAGGTCGGGTTTACTAGCGCGTTGGGTCGTGCGCTCGGATATATGGGGTTTGGTATCAATAAAAGCATTGCGAGCCGTAATGAGGTTGAGGCAGCCCAATCAAGGCAGGGCGCTACACATTTGGCGAGCGTTGTACCGTTGCATGAGGTAGAGATGCCATTTCCAGATGCACCCGTGCAAGATTATGCGTCACCTAAACAGTTAGGCATGATGCGAGCATTAGCAAACGGGCAAGGTCTTAAAGGCGATGATCTTAAAACGTTTATCAGCGCCGCGCTTAATCGTGAGGTGCATACAACAGGCGAATTGACTAAACGTGATATGAGTCGAGTTATTGACGCGTTAAAGGCAAGCGAACCTAAATGAGCACACCCGAACAGCGCGCAAAATGGCGTGAAAAAGCAAAGTTGCAATATAAACGCACTAATGGTTTATATCAAAAGCGTGCACACGCAAAACATTACAAACGACACCCAAAAGTAAACGTGCAAATGACTTACAAAAATGCTAAAGAAATGGTTGACAACATTAAATTGCAATTAGGCAAATGCGTGCTACACCCGTTTTACAATGAAGAACAAAATTACTTGTGCACGCAAGATCGATTACCAGCGTTTTGCTTTGACCACATAGATCGAGCAACAAAATTAGCGACTATTTCACAAATGCTAGGTCGAGCAACAAGACAAGAAATTATTGATGAGATTGATAAATGTTGGTTATTATGCGCTAATTGTCACAACATTAAAACTTATGAAAACAAGGATTATCTGTCAATAGAGCAAATACAAACAGAACTAAAACAGTTAACGCTATTTGATAATTAATTACGGGCATGACCTAAGCGTGTTGCAACGCGGTTGGTAACACACGGCAACGTGGGTAGATGACGCGTGCGCAAGCACAAGTCAGGCAAACGGTTAAAGATATGGGAGTGCTACGAGGCAAAAGCACGGGGGGCATTTCGCATTAGGTTTTACACACAACACAAATTGACATACCAAAAACAAACCACAAACATAAAGTAGACAACATGACCAAGCACAACAAACCGAGAGCAAGCGCGACAGCGCGCGCTAGCAACTAATGCCACCACGCAGACGCACACACAACGCCGAACAACTCGGCCACTACACACAACGCAACCGCGCACGCTCAACAGCCGAATTCAAACGCAACAGACGCGCCCTACTAACCGACAACCCAGCATGTCATTGGTGCGGCACACGCGAAGCAACAACAGCCGACCATCTAATCGAAATAGATCGTTGGCCAGCAAACACACACGGCATAAACGCAATGGAAAACTTAGTTGCAGCATGCAAACCATGCAACAGTTCGCGCGGCGCTCGATACGGAAACCTAAAACGCAAAAACATATACGAGCCGGTGCCAACAATCAGCACAAACAAAATGCATGAATATACACAAAATCGGTTTTTTATACAGAACACAGACGACCCCGACTCGTCTATAGCCTTATTTCATAAGGGTTTGGCAGGATTGGCAGCGATTGGCGCTGACCAGCCGATGCATAAACATACAGCGCCATACAAGCCAAGATTAGAAACGAGCGTTGATCGACGAGGGGTATTTCTTGTTGACGGTGTGGTTGATTGGGCGCGCGAATATTTGGATTGCGAACTTATGGAGTGGCAAAAGTATTGTGCCGGTGGAGTTTTGGCGCATGATGAGCACGGCGATTTGTTGCATAGGCAGGCGTTGGTGTCGGTCGCTCGACAAAACGGCAAGTCTAAGTTGCTTGAAAGTTTGGTGGGTTTTTGGTGTACTGAGATGCCAAAATTGCGCGGCGAGCCACAAACAATTATTACTACGGCGCATAAACTTGACTTAGCGATCGAGTTGTTTCACAAAATTGCCCCAATTCTTGAACAGCATTTTGGCGCTATTTTGACTTGGGCAGTTGGCCGTAACGAAGCCAATTTGCCTGACGGTACACGTTGGTTGGTACGCGCCGCTACCCCTACGTCATTTCACGGGTTAACAGCCGACCTAGTGTGCATAGACGAATTGTGGGCAGTATCACCAGAATCGGTGAGCATAGGACTCTTGCCTACTATGCGTACACGTCGTAGCCCAATGTTATTTATGACTAGCACAAGTGGCGATGAGTCAAGCAAAGAAATGTTGCGTTGGCGTGAGCAGGGTTTGCGATCTATTGACGATCACAAAATGTCGTCGCTATATTTTGCCGAATACTCACCTGCAGCGACTACCGACCCGATGACCGTTGACGCTTGGCTACAAGCCAACCCAGCGATCGGCCATACGTTGACCGTTGACGTGTTACAGGCCGAAGCCGAGCAACCTAACCGCAATGCGTTTTTGCGGTCGTCGGTAAATTTGTGGACTGCAAGCGCTCACGGTTGGCTACAGCCGGGTGTATGGGCAGGTCTTAAAACTGATCTGCCTATGCCTAAAGGCGGCGTGTTGGCGATTGAGCAATCGCAAGACGAAAGCAGGTTTGTGGGTGTTCGAGCGGCGTTAAACGCTGACGGCAACATACAGGTTTGCCAACAGTTTGTGACCGACACTTTGTCGGAGTGTTGGCAGGCCGTTGATGACGTATGCAAAGACACAACGACTCGATTACTGATAACGCCTGCGTTTGAAATGTCTATGCCCAGCAAATTTGCTCACCGATCTCAAATGGTTGGCAACCGTGAACTGACACGTTGGACACAAGTTTGTCGCACGGCAATAATAGAAAAACGGGTTAGGCATGACGGGTCAACTTTGTTGGCGCAACATTGCGAACGCGCCGTCGCGGTCAAGAACCAAGGTGCATTATCTTTGTCGTCAATCCGATCACCCGGCCCGATCGAGTTAGCGCGCTGCTTAGTGTTTGCCGTTAGCACAATTAACAAACCTGCAATTATTGGCAAACCGATAATCGTTGTCGCTAGTCGCTAATGTGTCTAGTGGGTGGCCGTTGTAATCTATTACTTTTCCGGTACGGGCAGCGGCCACCTATACACAACGGGTAAAAGAATTGGTGGCATACTTAGCGCATGGCAATCTTTAACAGGTCGGTAAACAAGGCAGCGATTTCGCCTGAGCCAATTAAAGCGGCGGCAGCTGGTGGTTATTACAGCAACAGCGTTAACAACGGTGGTGCAAACATGATCGGTCAGTACTATTCGTACACCGAAGGGCCAAGAAATCGTGCCGTGAGCGTGCCGACAATTAGCCGTGCGCGCGACCTTATGGCAAGCGTTATTGGTTGCATGAATTTAAAGATGTATTACGAAATGTGGAACGGCAACGAAATGGAAAAGATGCCGTTAGCGCCACGCACTTGGCTACGCAAAATAGACCCAACATTGCCAAACAATTTTATTTTGTCTTGGACATTTGACGATCTGTTTTTTTACGGTCGCGCGTTTTGGTACATTACGTCGCGCACAGCCGACGGATATCCAGCGTCGTACACTCGACTACCTGCAGCAATGGTGCAGACGTTAGATCAATCTGGGCCAGTTTGGTTTGCACCGTCAAAACAAATTATTTTTCAAGGCGGCAATTTAGATTCAAATGATGTTGTGCAATTCTTGTCGCCAATTCAAGGCATTATTTATATGAGCGAACAATCGGTTGCAACAGCGTTAAAACTTGAAGCGGCACGTTATCGCAACTCGAGCAGCGCGATTCCAGCCGGTATTTTGAGACAGACGGGCGGCGAGCCGCTAAGCGCACAAGAGTTAGCCGATCTTGCAAGCGCGTTTAATTCTGCGCGCGAAACTAATCAAACTGCCGCGTTAAACGAGTTTGTGACCTACACAGAAACGTTGACTAGCCCTGACAAAATGTTGTTGATTGAATCGGCAGAATTTCAGGCAATGGAAATGGCGCGTTTGTGCAACATTCCGCCGTACCTTGCAGGCGTATCAGTCGGGTCGTACTCGTACCAGTCAAGTGCCGAAGCGCGCATGGATTTGTGGACATTTGGCGTACGCGCTTACGCAGACTGCATTGCTGGCACATTAAGCGGCAACAACGTGCTACCAAACGGCACATACGTTGAGTTTGACGTAGAGCAATATTTGTCAGGCGAATACTCAATGAGTGACTACCGCGAAGACAATTCCGAAACACCAATACCAAATGGAGTACTATAAATTTTATGATCCGATTAACCCCTTCACAGATCACGGTTGATGCAGCGGCGGCAGAGGGCTTGCCGTCGCGCTCAATCTCAGGCGTAGCAGTTACATACGACGAAACAGCCACAGTCAATGACGGCACTAAGGTACGATTTTTGCAAGGGTCGTTGCCAGTCACGGGGCGCGACCCAAAATTATTTATGCAGCACGACAGCAATCAGATTGTCGGCAAAGTAATTGAGCGCGTGGACACGCCACAGGGCATGATGTTTACGGCCAAGATCAGCGCCACTCGACTAGGCGATGAAGCACTAACGCTCGCAAATGACGGGGTAATTGACGCAGTATCCGTAGGCGTAACCCCAACAAAATTCAGTTACGACGAGGAAGGCGTGATGATCGTTGAGGCGGCTAACTGGCAAGAATTGTCGCTAGTTAGCGAAGGCGCGTTTAGCGGTGCAATCATTACCGACGTCGCAGCCAGCGTACCCGACGAGACTATCCACGAAACAGAACCAGTAATAGAGTTACAATCAGACCAAGACAAAGAAAAGGACACAACCCCCATGAGCGAAATCAAAGACACTCCAGTAGCAGAAGCAGCAGCATCAACAGTTGAAAAACTTTGGGCGCAACCTGCACGCGAATTTAAGATGCCAACACCGGGCGAATACATGGCAGCAATGCACTCAGGTGGCGACACATTTGTCAAAGTGAACGCAGCGTTCAAAGCAGCGCAAGCAAAACAAGCGTCAGCGTTGCAAGCAGCAGCAGGCGACATTTTGACAACCGACACACCGGGTCTTTTGCCAGTTCCAGTTCTTGGGCCACTATTTCAAGACTTGAACTTTGTGCGACCAGTTGTAAGCGCATTTGGTGCGCGTGCAATGCCAAACACACCAAGCAAAACTTTTATTCGACCAACGATCACAACGCACACTTCGGCTGCAACACAAACTGAAGGTTCGGCAGTTAGCGCAACGACAATGGTTATTGCATCAAACACAGTTACTAAAACAACTGTTGCAGGACAAGTCACTTTGTCGGTTCAGGACATGGACTTTACTGACCCAGCTTCAATGAACTTGATCTTGAACGATCTTGCAGGCGAGTACTTGATTGCGACTGACAACATTGCAGCCGACAATTTGGTTGCAGGCAAAACAGCGTCAGGCTCAACATGGACAGTTAGCGCAACTGACCCGACATCGTTAATCTCGTCAATTTATGACGCAGCACGCGAAATCGCAGAAGACAGCAACTACTTTCCAACACACTTGTGTGTATCACCTGACGTATGGGAACTTATCGGCCGTCAATTAGACGCCGACAAGCGACCATTGTTGGGCTACAACGGTGGCGGAATGACAACGATGAACAGCGTCGGCAACACAAGTGGTTTGCAATACTCGAGCCAAAACATTTACGGTCTGTCAATGGTTGTTGATAACAACTTTGCATCAGGCACAATGCTTGTTGTTTACGCACCGGGCTACGAAATTTACGAACAGCAAAAAGGCATCTTGTCAGTAGAAGTACCTGCAACCCTTGGTCGCACGTTCTCTTACTACGGATACTTCGCAACATTCGTCGCCAAGTCGTCGTTTATTCAATCCATCGTCGTTGCCTAGTAGTCAAGCGGCATAACCGCTATGGCAACTTATCTAACAGCGTCAAAACAGTTACTAAATAACTACGCCTGCATTTCAACGCTCGAGCCAACCGACATACAGGTTGGCGACAGCATCGTTGTCGCAAGCATTGCCGCACCGTTCAACGGCACGTTCACCGTGTTGTCATGCCCGCAATACGAATACACAGGCATAGATAGCACTACAGGCGAATGGACATTTAACGAGAACGTACCGCGCGCAAATCAAGTGCTATACGCCTGCACAGGCGATGCAGTCGAGTACAGCGCGTTCTACACAGGCACAGTTACGTTCACACCAACTTGCACTTGGGTCACGGTCGCAAACCTTGTCACCTATCTTGGCGTGTCAATTACTAACCCGTCAGACGATTACACGCTGGCTACGCAGGCCGTAAGCGCTGGCAACCAGTTTTGCAGCCGTCGTCGCGCCGAGGCAGGCTACAACGACAGTCTCAGCACGTCGCCTAGCGGTGACGTAACACTAGGCACGCTCATGTATTGCGCGGCGCTATGGCGCTCACGTGGCTCACTCGAGAACGTGTTCGCGTCATTCGAGGGCATGGGTAGCGCACCACAACAGTCATTGACGCCGATTGTTAAACAGTTGTTAGGCATTGATCGACCAGCGGTGGCATAGATGCCAGCACCGTACACCGACCTACTCAACGAAGGCATTGACGACATCACAGCAACGCTGACGGCTATCACATCATTGCGCGTTGTCAACGACGCGACAAAAATCGTGCCGAATTGCGTGTTCCTACAAGCACCAAGTTTTACAACTACGGCAGGCAACGGCAACATTGTGCGCATGGATTTTCCGATAAAAATTATTGGCAGCGGCCCAGCAGGGCTACCCGTGTTGCGCGAAATCTTGCAGATCACAGCAACCGTTTTAGGGTCAGCAATTATCATCACATCAGGGCAACCGGGCGTACTAGAAATCGGTGGGCAAGAGTACCCGTGCTACGATTTGACGTGCGGTATCGCAGCAAGGACAGCCTAAACACATGACAACTTACCTAGTGACCAGCAACAGACTCGACGGGCTAAAACGTGGTGACACCGTTACCGACAAAGATTTAGAGGGTTGCAACATTGAGCATTTGATTGACGCAGGGCATATATCCACGCAACAGCCCAAAAAATCTGTTAAAACTAAAGACACAGACGAAAAGGAATAACCACTATGGCCACAACCGTTTACTTGAGCAACCCAGCGCTAACGATCAACGCAGTAAATTTAACCGATCAGGCAACCGAAGCAACTTTGACATACGAATTTGACCAACTTGAAACTACTGCGTTTGGTGACACGGCGCGCAAGTTTGGTGCATCAACAGTCACGTCATTGCAAAACAACACATTCGAGGTGACACTATTTCAGTCGTACGAAGCAAGTGAAACCGAAGCGACAATTTACGGTTTGGTTGGAATTACGACAACAATTACGGTTTCGCCAACCGCAGCAGGTTTAGTCACACCGACATCGACTTCGCCGAAGTACACACTAACCGGGTGCTATCTTTCCAGCCATTCCCCGATTTCGGCGTCGCTTGGAGAGCTCAGCTCAATAAGTCTAGTTTTTGCCGGTGGTGTTTTAACTAAAGCGGTTTCATGATCGCGCGGCATTGGCCGCTGAGAACTAAAGCAATAAACAAAAAACATACAACGCCGTATCGGGGGCACTAATGCAATTAACAATGAAACTGACGTTTGCTGACAGCGAACAAACCGTCACTACAAACCTAATGACAATCGTGGCGTGGGAAAGAAAATATAAACGCAAAGCGTCACAAATCAGCGACGGTATCGGTATAGAAGATTTGGCGTTTTTGGCGTACGAAGCATCACGACAAAACGGCATCATCGTGCCAGCGCTATTAGACGAGTACATCAAATCGTTGCTCAATCTTGAAGTCATTGAGCAGACAACCCCAAAAGTAGACGCGGCTCATACCGTTACGGATTAGCGCAGATACTTGTTGCTACCGGGTATTGGCCGCCACAGATCACATTTGACATAGATGACATGAACACAACTATTGAACTTATAAACAAAGAGCGTAAGTGATGGCGGTATCTACAACGGTAAAAGTCGTCGGCGCGAAAGACGCTATAAATCAATTAGGTAAAATTGACAAACAACTACAAAAACAATTTAAGGCTGACGCAACACAAATAGCGCAACCTGCAATTAATTCAGCAAAAAAAGCGTACGAGGTTTTAGGCAACCAGTCGCACCCGTTTGCGTTGTCGGGTATGTCGCGAAATTGGACACAAGAAGGTCGCAAAATATTTCCGTTTAGATTAGATCGAGCAATTAAAGGCGTGCAAACAAAATTTGATACGCGCAAACGTGCTATTGGCGTAATTCTTATTATACAAAAAGACGTAGCAGCAGCCGTGTTTGAGGCAGCCGGTCGCAAAACTTCTAATCGTTTAGGCGCGTCTTTAGGGTTTCTAAATCAAAACACTACGCGAATTATCGGGCCTGCAGTTGATAAAGAACTTGAAGCGGTTACTCGTGAAATGTCTAAAATGGTTTTACAAACTATGCAAAACGTGCAAAAAGGATTTAAGTAATGGCATTATCTATTCCGATTATTAGCGAGTTTGACGGCAAGGGCATCGATAAAGCGATCAAAGAATTTAAGCAACTTGAGGGCGCAGGCGCTAAGGCAGGGTTTGCGTTAAAGAAAGCAATGGTGCCGGCTATTGCGGCGCTTGGTGGTTTGGCTGCAGGTTTGGGCGTTGCTACGCAGGCAGCGGTCGAAGATCAAAAAGCACAAGATTTGTTGGCGCAACAGTTGCGTACTAGCGCTATGGCAACCGATGACGTGATTGCTAGCAATGAAGAATTTATCTCGGGCATGTCGCGTGCGTTTGCGGTAGCCGACGACGAACTTAGACCAGCAATGGCAAACCTAGTGCGCTCGACTGGCTCGGTAGAAGTCGCACAAGGTTTAATGAACACGGCGCTTGACATTGCGGCGGCAACTGGCAAAGACTTAGAAACTGTCACGTTGGCGTTAGGTAAGGCAGCCAACGGACAAACCGCAGCGCTCACAAAGTTAGACCCGTCGCTTAAAGGCGTCATTGACTCCGAGTCAACACTTGATGACATAACCAACGCGCTATCGGTTTCGTTTGGTGGCGCGGCAACAGTCGCAGCCGAGTCATTCGAGGGGCGTATGAAGGGCATGAAAATTGCGATGGACGAAACTAAAGAGTCGATCGGCGCAGCGTTGCTACCTGTGTTGCAAAAGTTGTTAGAACTTTTAGAGCCAATGGCGGCATGGGCGCAAGAAAACACGACAACGTTTCTAATTATTGCAGGCGTTATCGGCGGTTTTTCGGCGGCGATCATCGTCGCGAACATTGCGATAAAAGCGTTTACTATCGCGTCACAGATCGCTACGGCAGCGCAAGCGGCGTTTAACTTTGTTATGTCAGCAAACCCGATAGCGCTAGTCATCATCGGCATTGTCGCATTTGTCGCAGCGCTCGTCATCTTGTACAAACGATTTGAGACAGTACGTAACGTAGTCGACACAGTATTTAACGCAATCAAAACAGGCGTTACCGTCAGCCTAGATTTTTTGACCAGTTACTTTAACGGCGTACTAAACATTTACAAAGGCATCTTTAACGCAATAGCAAAATTATGGAACGGCACAGTAGGCAAGTTGTCGTTTAGTTTCCCGTCGTGGGTGCCGGGGTTTGGTGGCAAAGGCATAAGCGTGCCGAACATACCAATGCTTGCAGACGGTGGCATTGTGACGTCGCCTACGTTGGCGATGATTGGTGAGCGCGGCCCTGAAGCGGTTGTGCCGTTGTCAAAAATGGGTGGCATGGGTGGCGGCGTCACGGTCAACGTGACGGGCGGTTTGGCGACCAGCGCCGAGATCGGGCAAGCGGTCGTTAACGCTATACGTGCCTATAACAGGTCGGCAGGGCCAGCACAGATACAGGTTGCGTAATGGCAGGCACAGCCGTTGTCGGTGCAGGCAACTACACGCTCGAAATTGACACAGGGTTTATACAAGACGCGTTTTTGCTTGACGACGCAGTTGCAGGCGTACTCAACAACACACAATATGTACTTGACGGCACAACCAATTTTGCTGACGTAACAACAGGCATTAACAGCGTCAACGTTAAACGCGGTAGGCGCGACGTAGGCGATCAATTTAGTGCCGGCACAATGACGTTTAACATGCTTGACACGACAGGTATTTTTAACCCGTTTGACACGCTTAGCCCGTTTTACGACCCAGCGACAGCGCAACCGGGTTTAGCACCAATGCGTCGAGTGCGCTTAGCACGCTACTCAAGCACAAACGTTAAAGAGTATTTGTTTAACGGTTTCGTCGTTAACTACGACTACAACTTTGCGCTAGGCGGTTTAGATACGGTGACGGTTTATTGTGCAGACGATTTTTATTTGTTGGCACAAACATTTCTCGCAGAATTTAACGTCAGCGAACAGTTGTCTAGCGCTCGACTAACGGCAGTACTTAATTTGCCTGAGGTTGACTTTCCGTTGACGCAACGCAACATAAGCACAGGCACACAAACGCTTGGCGGCGCGGCAGCGTTTACGGTTGACGAAGGCACGAACAC